ATCGCAGGCTCCAGCCGAAGCCCCCACTCCATGGCCTCGGTGGTTTCGATGTCTGGCGCTTCTCCGGTCTTGCGGAGGTAGATATCCCACGCGGATGCGTATGGGTTGAGCCCGGCGACGGCGGCAATCTCGCTTGCACCGATGCCGAAGCGTGAAAGGTTCTGCGTCACGAAGTCCTCCGGCAAGCGATACAGTGCCGACGACCTGCACTGAGATAGAGGTTGTCGCCGCTATACGGGTGGCCCTTTGGACAATGGGTCTTCGCCCGGTTGTGAGCGCCGTTGTTCCTGGCGCCGCCGCGAAGCACGTTGACGCGAGGAGGAACGGCCTCGAGGTGAGCGGGGTTGCAGCAGCACGGGGTCTTGCACAGGTGGTCGAGGTGCATGCCGTCCGCTGGACGACCGACGAGCGTCACGTATGCAAGCCTGTGGGCATTCCAGCTCTTCTGCTTGATGCCGATGTTCCCGTACCCGAACGAGCCGGTTGCACCGGTCCAAAGCCAGCACCCGCTATTCGGTTCGGGGATACACTTGTCCCAGAACTTCATCGGTAGTCTTGGATCGAGGAAGTTCATAGCCACCTATTCCCGTACTCGACAATCAGCCGCTGACGTTTCCACCCTCGTATCCTCTTCCGGTCGCGGCGGGTCTGGAGGTAGCGGGAGAGGGATTCGATGAGACGCTTCACGACGGCTCCCATCCGCATCGGAGGAGGGCTTCGGCTTCGGCCCACTGAAAGACGAGCCGGTTCTTGATGCGCCGACGCGGATCCCACGCGGCATCGAACGCGGCCCACGAGATGCGATTCCAGTCGCCGGAAATCGGGTCGGTCCTGCCGCGCCCGTACTGATAGTTGTACGGAGCCGCGCGATAGCTGGCCATAATCGCACACAGCCTCGCCGCCTCCTCGCGCACCCTCTTGCTGATTCGCTTCCTCACGACTCTCCCACCAATCTCGCCAGCTTCTTCTCCATCTCGGCGTAGAACCCCGCCATCGACTGGTCGCCCATCTCGGTCGCGATTCGGAGGGCTTGGCGGCAGTTGATAAGCATCGTGGCGAGTATCAGGTCCAATTTTTCGCGCGGCGTCAGGCCGTGTTCATCGCGCATGGTCAAACACCTCCATCTGTTCCGTATCGATTTGCGTGCGCTCCAACCGCGTTAGCTCGTCGTCGAACACCATCAGGCCCTGCGCGATGTTTCGCGCAACGTCGAGCACCACAGGGTCCAGCGCGGTAATCGCCAGCCCGCCGCCGTGGTCTAGAATCTTTCGCCACTGCGAGCGAAGGCTGTCGGCGATGCAGGAGACGAGGTCGTCGGGTGTGGCGGTGAGTGTCACTTGGCGGGCTCCGACGTCTTGAGCGCACGGCTGTCGTCAGCGTCGATGTCGTAGTAGGTCTTCCCGCCGTCGTTCGAGAAGCACGAGGACTGGCGGAGACTCTGCCAAACGGTCGGCGAACCATCCGGCATGTGGTCAGGCGAGACCTGCATCCACTCGTCGGGATTCGACGTGAGCGGCGTCAGCGTCTTGAAGCGGGCGATGCGCTCAAAGGCAGCGAGGGTCAGCATCGCGCTCGCACCGCTGTGCCCCTCCTCGGAGAACACGCGAATCATGCGCATGACCGCAACGCCGATCATTCCGCCGTAGTCACTATCCTTGTCGAATAGTCCAGCCTTGCGGAGTTCGCGCTCGGCATGCGTTTCGAGATTGCTCATCTTCATTCCCCTCCCCGCCCGAACCGGGCGAGTAGTTGCGAGTTGTTCGTCGCGATGGCGATGTGCAGCCAGTCGCGCAAATTGAGGTGCGGGTGCGAGGACTGGGCGAGGAGGTAGAAGGAGCGGATCACGCCGCCTCCTTGCTCTCGCCTTGCGAATGGCGAGCGAGGTTGATGAGCGCGTCGCGGAAGGCAACCGGCGTGCGAGACGCTTCCTTCTTGCTCAGCGTCGGCTTGATGCGATCAAACCAGCCGACTTGGTGCGTGCCGGGGTTGCGGGACCAGTCGAGCTCGGGCGGCCGGTTCTCGCCGGTATAGAGCAACCACGTACGCTTACGCGCCGGGTGTCCATATGCGGACTGCCAGACCTCGCACACCCAGTAGAACCAGTCCTCGCCGAATACGCGAGTCCATCCTTTGCCACTGGGGCGAATGAGATCGAAGTGCTTCCAAGCATTCGACCCGGCAGGATGCTCGAGCACTCCACCCCAGGCGTGCACGCTGTGCAGCGCATGCTCGAAGCACCCGCCGTCATTCCCGGGCCGGTTGTGCTCGCCGCCGTAGCGCTTGTAGTTAAGCGCCGCGAAGTTCACCCAGAGCTGGCAAGGTGGATGCGCGACGACGGGGTGCGGGCCTGCGTAGTTGCGGGCGTCGCGGTGGACGTCCCATGGGTCAACGTTATCGAGGCCGAAATAACAGCCGTCGGTCTCCACGAACAGCGCCGCAATCACGCCGCCTCTCCTTCCCGCCACGCAGCTACATCCGCATCGACCAGCTTCCCGCACGCCTCGCACGTCGGCTCGTCACCGGCCATGCGCGTGGCAGGCTCCAGGTGCGGGCAGAGCGAGCAGGAGAGGAAGCCGTGGGCATGGCAGGACGTGCAGTCCTGGCGGCCGATGCGGCGGTGGCCGTTACAGGCGGGGCAGGTGAGAGGTTCCACGCCTTGAGATGTACTCAATCGGTCTGACGTTCGTCAAGAACTGATTTGAGTAAATCTCAAGCCACTCAACGCACCCATGTCGAAAGAGCAGGGAATGGTGCGGCTGCTAGCGCGAACGGCGACGCTTGCGAGCGGCCATCGTCTCGGCTAGGCGAACCAGAATCGCCAGCGCATGGGGATTGTCGGCGAGCTTCTCCACCACCCTACGCAACTCCAGCTCGTCGGCCGACTTAACATCCCTACTCATGGACCGCCTCACAACAAACGCTTTAGCCGCAATAGTGCGGCGCGTCCGTCTTATCTCACGGCGGTCTGACGTGCCAACGGTTCACCCGGCAAAACCGAGCACGGAAAAATTCCCGTGGCGAGGCTCCTCAGCGCTTAGACGCCAGCAGCTCGCCGGTTGTAATCAGGTGCTCTCGCTCCTCTTTTGAGAGCTTTCGCCATACCTGCTGCAGACGGCGGAACGCGTCATCCTTGCTGATGGCCATCGCCGGGGCGGTCGTGTCAGCCATCTCGAGCACCTTGTGGATGCGCGGGACCAGGCGGCTCTGCTTGGTGGCGGGCTTGAACAGGACCGTCACCGCCGATGGGTCGACGTCGATTTGGCGGGCAAGGTCAGCCCGCGAGATGCCCTTCTCGAGCATCCGCGCTTCGACGTCGCGCTTCCACGCCTCGTCGACAGGCCACATTGGACCCGTTGGCCGTTTCTGCCGAACCATATCGTCTGAGAAAAGCACGCGGACCGTTGAGTAGGTCTTGACATCGTACATTGAGTGGTTCTCAATGCAAGCGTGAACCTCGGTACTCGAATCTCCGCGTGGAGACACGAACGCGGCCTGAGCCAGAAGAAGTTGGCTGCCGCGGTTGGCGTCACCGTCTCGGCCGTATCGCTGTGGGAAGCGAACCACACGAAGCCACGCCAGAAGCATCTTGACGCACTCGTCGATGCTCTTGGCCTAACAATGGTTCGCTTCTACGGCCAGGCCCCGAAGGCCCGTCGAGCTGCAGCGTGACCCTACTTGCACTCGATCAGCGTCATGTACTGCTGGGTGCAGCTGACGCACGTCGCGTTGGTCACGGGCGCCATCACGCCAGCGTTGCACTCCAGCCACGCATTGAACTCGTCCTTGCACTGCTCGGGCACGACGGTGGCAATCTGGAGGCAGGTGTTCTCGGCGCTGGTCACTGGGATAGGCGCCCCGCTGCCGTCCAGGTACGTGCAGCCGACGGAGTAGAAGTTCCCGACAGCCTGCTGACAACTCGGCGGCGGGTCGGACGAGCAAGCGGCCAACGCCGCCACGACGATAAGTCCCCTCATGCGGTGGGAGCTTATCATGTCTAAACCCCTCCTCGCCTGGGCACGCCACACGACGGAGAAGCGGTTCCACGCCGCCTACACGCTCGAGGACGTCACCACGGGCTGCTGTGGAAGCTGGGAGGAGCAGTGGACAGCTGAGGTCGTCGAGCTCGCCCAGCGCCCGCTGTTCGTCTGTACGCCCTGTCTGCGTGTCGTCCAGGAGCAGGAGCAAGCGGCCGGCGATGAGCGGGCCAAGGCGGCCATCGTGGAAGCGGAGAGGAGTGGGGTGTAGTGGCGCGCAAGAAGAAATCAGCAGCCCGTGACTTCAAGAGCCCCATCGAGGTGCTGCTCAGAAACGCCATCGTTGGCGCCGTAGGCGACGACTTCTGCCTGTTCGACTACTCGACAAGCATCGTCCCCGCGCGGCTCACCAGGAATCCGGTGCACGTCACCGGCCCCGACGAGAATGATGTCGACGAGTGCTACTTCGCCAATGGCGATGGCGACATCTATCTCAGCCTGTACGGCAACGTCGCGATCGAGTCGTACCGAGCTGACTTTCTCCTCATCGACGACCACGAGGGCGTCCTGGCTATCGAATGCGATGGTCACGAGTGGCACGAGCGCACCAAGCAGCAGGCATCGAGCGACCGCGCCAGAGACCGAGCGTTGCTTGCCCTGGGCATCCCGACTGTGCGCTTCACGGGAAGCGACATCGTCTACAACGCGCACGCCTGCGCTCAGGAAGTCTTGCTGCTGGCGAAGCAGAAGCACGACGACGGACTGAAGCGCGAAAACGACGTCATCGACTCGTATAGCCGAGGCTTCGAAGCTGCTCGCGAGAAGCCCGCACTCGAGAACAAGGTCGAGGATGTGTTCCGCGAGAACCGCGGAATCTTCAAAGGCTCAATCCTGGAGCTCGGCTGATGTCGAAGATTCGCAGCATCAAACCGCAGATGATCGAGGACGAGAAGGTCGGCCCTCTCAGCGACACGGCATTCAGGCTTTTCGCCTCAATGATTGTGCTCTCGGACGACCACGGCAACGTGCGGGCGGACGTGCGCTGGCTCACTGCACAGGTCTGGTGGGCCCATAATTCACCCCCGAATGTCCTCTCTGCGCTGGTCGAATTATCCAAATCCGGCCTGATTTATGTCTACGGCGTGCGCGGTGGGACATATGCACACCTCAATGGGTGGCAGAAGCACCAGCGCATCGACAACGCCGCCAAGGGTCGAGTGCCGACTCAAAATGATGAGGACGCACAACAGGTTGACCCGGAATTCGGCTACGTCGCGGAGAAACGCGGAGAACCGCCGAGAGTCTCCGCGAATATCGGCTCTGATAGGAGTGGATTGGATAGGAGTGGAGGGGAAGGGATAGGAGTGGAGTTGGAGTGCGCGGAGAAAATCTCCGCGGACCACCAGCCACCCAAACCGAAGCGTCGCGGTCGGCCAAAGAGGGCTGAGACCCCCATGCCTTCGGATTGGGAGCCTCGAGAGCAGGAACTCGCGCTGGCGAGCCAATTAGGGCTCAACCCACCCCGAGAAGCCCTGCGCTTCCGAGACCACAACCAGGCCAAGGGAACGCTGTACGCGGACTGGCACGCGGCGTTTCGCATGTGGCTGAACAAGGGCGCGGAGTTCGCGGCCCAGCGCCGCCAGTCCACGCAAACCGGCCTTGATGCCGTTCTCGCAATCGCCAACGGGGAGGGAACGTGACCAGACAGGAAGCCGCCAAGCTGGTGGCCGTAATCATCGCGTCGTGTCCTGCACAGAGCAGCAAGCTGGACAGCGGACGAGCGTCGGCAATGGTCGACGCCTACGAAGCGCTGCTGAGCGACCTGACCTACGAGCAGGTCAACGCAGCCGTCCGCGTGCTGCTGCAGACGCGCTCTTGGATGCCCAGCATTGCGGACATCCGCTCCACCGTCCTCGAGCTCCAGCACGGACCTGTGCGCGCTGGTGGCGATGCGTGGGGCGGTGTGCTTAGGGCCATCAAGGGCGAAGGCGCGTATCGCACGCCCGGCGATGACTTCAAGTTCCGGGACCCCATCACCGCGCGGTGCGTTGCTGCACTTGGCTGGCAGGAGCTTTGTCTCAGCGAGAACCCAACGGCCGACCGCGCTCGGTTCATCGAGCTGTACGACAAACTGGCGCAGCAGGACCGCAAGGAGGCGACCTCGCCGATGCTTGCTGCCGCTGCCGAAGTGCGTCGCGGCGCGCTGTCTGCTGGCGATGCCGTCAAGCAGGTGTTCGCGATGATTCCGATGGGGGAGCAGTCATGACCGACCGCGAACTTCTCATGGGCATCGTCACGGCATGGACCGACGGTGAAGCACGCAAGCATCGCTGCATTGGTGGCGCTGCTGTCGAGCGGTGCGTTGACCGTGATGGCTACGTCGTTCGCCTTCGACCGTGGGAAATGGTCGAGGTGTACATCCCGCACGAGGACATCGGAGACGAGTCCAAGGTGCGCGCCGTCGTTGCCAGCGCTGCATCTGCGCTGAGGGAGTCCCTATGAAACCCTGGCCCGTTGAATTCGCCCGCATGGTCTTCCGCTGCGCCATCGGCACGCGGTGGGAGTCGGTTGCTTGGAGTCGCCTGATGCAGTCCATGGACGCAGCGAAGAGGGGAGGGAAGCGATGATGTTTAGAGTCGGCGATGTCGTGTGCCTGAAGTCAGGCGGTCCCAGGATGACCGTCGAGCGCACTTCGTGGAGGGAGGGCTTTGCGCAATGCATTTGGTTTGACGAGGAGAACCGATTGCAGCGCGGCCAGTTCAAGACCGACAGCCTGCAGGAGTCGAAGTCATGATCAGCTTCGTCCTCTTCACGCTCCTCCTCGGCTTCCTCGGCATGTTCGTCGACTGGTGCGCGGGGTTTGTATGACCGAACACGTCTCCCTTTCCATCGAGACGCTCATTGCCCGGCTTGACGTCGCGCTCGCCGAGCTAGACGCAGCCATCGAGGCGCTCGACCTGCTAGAGCGAATCATCGACCGCAAGGGCTTTCTCAAGCCCGAGCATCAACACGCACTGCAGCAGGCCAAGGCGCTGCTCATCGAGCATAACCGGCGCAAGGCTGAGCATGTGCAGGTGTGGGAGGACAGGAAGTGAACGCGACCATCAACGTCTTCACGTGTGACCTGTGCGGTGAGTCCGAGGTGAACGGACGCGCGCATAGCAGAATCACGATTCGAACACAGGAACTTGATGCGTGTCAGGACTGCGTTGCGGCCATCACTGAGCTGATTCGTAAGCGTCGGGCCAAGACGGGCCCGAGTTGCGAATACACCTACGACCCTCCGCCGCTGCCATATCTGCCATTCGTGGAGAGCGAAAAGTGAACCGCGACGATACCGCCCACCGCCTCACGATGCGCGACATCGCCAAGAAGCATGCGGCGCAGGATGCCAAGCGTCGCTTCGAGGCGTTCAGGGCGCGCGCATTGGAGCAGGCGCTGTTGGCTGCCTGCATGTGCTGCTACCCGATTGATGCGCTGCACGCGGACTGGTGCCCGGCTGAGAAGATGCGGGTGGTGGCGATGGAGGTTGAGCGATGACATGGTGCTTTGCTCAGCTGCTTCTCTGGCGGCTTGACTGCTGGGAGCGCGGTGTCTCTGACGATTGGGTCGACCAAGTCGAGTGGGGCGTGCGGTTGGAGTATGCGAAGGCGGGGTTGCTATGAGGCGCGCCGCTCGTCGTGACGAGAACGAGGCTGCCATCGTGGAGGCGCTGAGGAAGGCAGGCGCGTACGTGCAGCCCATCAGCGGCAAGGACGTGCCTGACCTTCTCGTGGGATTTGCTGGCAAGACGTTCCTGTTCGAGGTCAAACGCCCCGCTGGCAAGAAGGGCGGCACAAGCCACCGCAATTTGCTGCCTGGACAGGAGCGATTCCACCAGCAATGGCGCGGTGGGCTCGTGAGCGTCGTTAGGAGCCCCGTAGACGCATTGAAAGCTATCGGGTGCGGAGTGGAGTCAGAGGCTAGTGGAACAGTCTGTCCAGACAAAGCTGTGAGCAAATGACGCCGATGCCAGACAACGAATGGAAGTGCACGGATTGCGGGCGAGTTGTCTCGTTGCCGTGGGGTTCTGCGCCTGGCCAGCATTATCGACTCGGCGCGTTACAGAACTACAAGAACGCTTGCCATGGCGCGAGCGCGTTGACGGGCAGGCAGATTGACCGCGTCACGCACATGTATTCGAACCAAGGCTACGACGAGTCAGAAGTGTGGTGTGGCGAGCGCGATTACTACCGCTTCGAGGCGAACAGCGCCGGCCCGCCGCATGTGCTGTCGGATGCTTCTGACGATATCGAGATGGTGAGCTGTCGCGGGTGTCTGACAAAGCTCATCGAAATCGGAGACGAAGCAAAAGAGCAGCTAGGGAAGCTCAAATGAGCAGCCAAGTCTCCTACGACCGCGACGAGGTCTATGGCTGTCACCTCTGGACCGGCAAGCTGGGCTCTAACGGTCGCCCAGTCATCTGGCTCGGTCGCAAGCCTGTCAGCGCGCACAAGTACATCTACGAGCAGGAATGCGGGCCGGTGAAGGATGGGATGGTGCTTGATCACAGATGCAGAAACGTGCTGTGCGTTCGGAGCTCGCATCTCGAGCCAGTAACGAAGGCTGTCAACGAGATGCGCAAGAGTTGGGGATTTCGACAGCGCACCATCACGCACTGTCTCGAGGGACATGACTTGAAGCTGACAGGCATCGTCACGCCGAAGGGGGGCAAGGTATGCCGGGTGTGCAAGTGACCCCCCACCCCATGCCCTCGAGGTCAAGCCCCCGGGGATAGGGCCGCGCCGATGGGGGGCCGGCCGAGACTGGCTGGCAGGCTTCCGTGAGATTTAGACCAAAAATCGCAAACTTTTCTCAGATAACCACTCGTAATCACGAGAAATAGCCATGAATGACCCAATCAAGTACGGAGAAGCGGCCGACCGACTGCTAGATGCCGCCACCAAGCTCACTGAATCGCTGCTCGAGTCGCTCGATAAGGGCCTCAATGGCGATGGCGAACATCCCGCGGTCATCCAGGACATGTGTCGGACGCTGACGTCGGCCATGGCTGTCGCTCACCAGCTCCGCGCCCGCGAGAAGATGGCTATCAAGGAGCGGAACAGCCTCAAGCCTCAGCAGGTGCTCGACTGGCTCAAGGCCCAGCCCGAACAGGTGCGCCTCCACATGCTCCGCGAGATTAGCGAGGCGATTGAGGGGCAGGGGAGTGTGCTGGCGTGACCCCGTATCGCATATCTCCACCGCCTGCTGATGCCCCGTTCGAGACGGTCGAGGAGCGCATCATGCGACATGCAATCAACCTGTCTACTCGCGGGTTGCGTGCGCGCTCGGTGGCAATCCACCCCGAGGATTACCGCGAGAGCCTTACCCGGCTCGGAGCTAAGGGCGATGACAGCGGGTATTCGATGTACACCGCGGCGGGGTCTATTCGCGTCAAGGCCGACCCGGACATCGCGCGTTTCGAGCTGAGGTTTGACGAGATCGAGAGGTCCGTGTGACCTACACCGTCAAGACCCGCGGCGCTCGTGGCCTCATGCTCGCCGAGTACGAGTGTCCCGACCATGGGCTCATTGAGCGACTGGTGCGCCGCGATGAAAACGGCGACCCGCCGGCGGTCTTCTACTGCACGGAGAAGTTGTGCGGGGACAACACGTGCAGCCACGACATGTGCACATGCGACAGGCCGTCGCCCCACGTCATGTCAGCCGTCCACGGCCGCGTCAAAATCGCCGAGGTCCAGCGCGGGAAGTCGGACGAGCGGCCTCCGTGGGCGCTCAACACCGAAGCGCTCGCCGATGGGATGCCGATGAAGGAGTGGCGGGCGCTGCAGGACAAGAAGGACCGGGACTGGCGCATCAAGAAGAACAGGGAGGCGCTCAAGTGATGCACCTCGTCAAAGGCATGCACGACGTCATCGCGTGTCCAACGGAGATTTGGTGCGGCGCCGAATGGAGTAACTACAACCTCAACTGGACCGAGTCGATCGACAAGTCCGACTGCGAGGCGTGCCTGCGTGCGGCAAAGAAGTACGGGCACGCCGCCGAGCAAAGGCTCATCCGACTCATCGGAGGGCAGCATGGCGCCTAGGGTTGGCTTCACGCTCGATGCGCTCAAGGACCTGCAGCCGACGGCCTGCAGCTCTGACGTGCGGCTCGGCTGGAAGGATGGCGACCCGGGCATCATCGGGCTCCTGTTCCACGACGGCACGTGGGTCAACGTCCCGGTGTGCGGCATCCGAGAGATTGAACTGCTGGCGCTCCAGCTGCTCCAGCACGTCAAGCAAATGCGAGAGCGCGCACCTGAGACCGAGGTTATCTTTTGATTTCCATCCGCCCCGCCACCATCGACGATTGGCCGTTCGTCATCGGTCTTTGGCTCGACTCGTTCCGCGACTGCAACGCGGCCGGGATGATTTCGATGGACCGCTGGTATCCGGTGATGGAAGTCGAGGTAAAGGAGGTCATGGCGCGGCGCGGCTGCAGGACGCTCGTGGCCTGCGACTCCGATGACCCGACCTCGCTGTATGGGTTTGTCTGCGGTGAGCCGGAGGCGACGCCGCCGATGGTTCACTACGTGTGCGTCAAGGCTCCCTATCGGCGCTGGCGACCAAAGCCTGGCATCGCGACTCGACTACTCGGCGCGCTCGGCATCGAGAAGATGGACACGTTCGATTACACGTTCACGACACCAGTCATGCAGAAGCTCGGCGCGAAGGTGCCCTTTGCCAAGCACCAGCCAATGCTCGCTCGCTTTCCGCCCGGAATGGGCATAAGGAGATAGGAATGTCCGACGAGAAGAAACCCACCCGCACTGTCCCGGCATCGCTGGCGACCAAGGAGAAGCCCGCTATTGCGGTGAGCCTCGCCCTCTTTAAGGGAGTGCTCAACATCCCAGGCGACTCAGCCGCCGAGAAGGTGAAGTGCAACCCCGAGAAGCGCGGCCAGCACTGGACCTGCGATTACATCCCGGCTCTTCGCCATTTGGAGATTACGTTCTACCCGTCGGACGAGAGGCAGCCGGCGCAGCGAACGTACGTGCACGAGACGAACGTCACGCGGTGGGATCCGGCGTGATGGACTGGCGCACACCGTTCGTCTGGATCTGGTCGGTGGCTGCCGTTATCACGATCGTTGCCATAGTTGTGCGGTTGCTGGCCTGCTAGTCGTTCCCCCACGCCTCGTAGCTCGCGTCCTCCAGCGCCTCGCTGAGAATGTCGCCTGGGGTCTCGACTTCATCGGGCGGCTCGTCCCATCGGTTGCGCGGCTTCGGCTTGTCGGTCGTGAGATTGCCTGCCGAGATGAGCGTGCCGATGGCGGCTCGTCCGTAGATGAGCGTGTCGGTCGAGTGGTTCGCCTGCGCCTTGTTCTCGGACAGGACGCCGAACTCGTTGGCGACCCACTGCAGTTCCATCATCTGCTGTTCGAGCGGCGAGCCCTTGAGGATGTGGAGTCGCCCGTCGATGAGGTCACCGTTCACGACCTCGACGGCGGGGAACTTGTACTTGAACCCCTTCTGTACGGGGGTGATTCGGATGCCGTAGACGTTCTGCAACTCGGCAAGCGGACCATCGCCCATGTCAGCCACCATCGCGTCAGGCCATCCGGTGTTACCGATGACACTGGTCGACGGCGGGTGCTCGTGGTTGAGGTCTTCTCCGATGAGCAGCTGTGCAATCTTCTGCTCGTAGAGGTGCGTCTTCTCGAAGCTGAACCGGTGGTAGATGTTTCGCTCGGTGTCGGACGGGGAGAACGCGAACACGTTGCAGGCGAACGGGTCGGAGTGGCCCTCGTCCATTGAGATGACGTGGCACCAGTCGTTGAACGTGTCGGGCAGCTGAGCGAATCCGAGCGGGCCGATGCGAGGCGGGTCCCACTGATTCCACGGCGTTCCGTCCTCGAGATGCGGCCGGTACTTGAAGACGTTCTCGGTGTTGTCGGCGGCCCACTTGCCGCACCACTCGCGCAGCCAGATGGGGTTGTCGTCGGACCAGCCGTTGGCAGCCTTCTCCGTGAGCGCCTCGTCCCACGTGTTCGCCATCTCCTCGATGAACGGTGCGCCGTCTTGGACATTCCACGAGTGCGAGCTCCAGCCCTTCCAGCCATCGTACTCGTCTAGGTCGCGGTCCTCGTAGCGGCGGTGTTCGTCGGAGCCGGGACGGGTTGCGTCGTAGAACGGGCCGGCGAGGATGTGCCCCGGCGTTCCGAAGAGGCACAGGACGCCGCGGTAATCGCCGAGGGCGGGGCCGATTACGCGTTGGAGCAGGTTCTCGAGACGGGCGCGCGGGAAGGATGCGGCCTCGTCGATGCCGACCTCGTGGAACTTCTTGCCGCGCTGCTTGTCGATTTCCGCCGTGTCGGATGCGCCGATAAGCTCGATTTGGCTGCCGTTGCGAGCAAGGGTGCAGCGGAGCTTCGTCTCGTTGAACGTGGCCTCGACGCCGATTGCCTCGAGTGTCCCCTTGATGCCGTTCCACATGAGCGACTCGGCATGGCCCCGGGTCTCGGCGACGTAGAGCAGCCGCGCCCGTGGGATGCGCAGCATCTTGAGGATGGCCCGAGCTCGGAATCCGGTCGTCTTGCCGGCGCGTCGACCGCAGAGGACGGAGATGCGGCGGTGGGTGTCGAGGACGAATTGCCGCTGCTTGGGGTGGCACGAGTCGAGGACGAGCTTCGACTTCTCCTCGATCCACTTCCGGTCAAAGGTGTCGCGCTGGGCGAACCGTTGCGCAGCCTTGACGTCCTGCCAGGTGGGCATTCAGGGCTTGGGGGCCTTGAGCGGCGGCGGATACTTTCCCGACTGCCGACACAGAACATCGGCGTACCCGTGGCGCTTGAACACGTCGCCGTTCAACTCGACAAGCAAGCTGCAATCGGGGCACATGTGCCACGTGGTCGACGTGGCAGCGTTGGAGGCCGTAACGCCGACGGTAACGAGGCGCCGGGTCATGACGCCATCGGGTTGTATGCGTTGGGCGCGAAGGCAGCGGCAGGAGCGCCACCGCCCGTGTCGTTGGTGAAGGCAGGCGGCGCACCACCGGGCATCGGGCCAGGCGGCATTGCACCGGGCGGCATCGGACCCGGAGGCACAGGGCCACCAGGCATCGGAGCGCCCGCCATCGGACCCGCGGGCATCGCAGGCTGAGGCGGGGCGGGCGGGTTGAGGATGTACCCGGCCTGCACCATCCACTGGCGGAGCGACTCGAGAACTTCCTCGGGGGCACCGAGGCAGTGGATGCGCAGGTACTCGCGCTGCATCCGCCAGAGCCCCAGCTTGATGTTCTGGAACGGCTCGGGCATGACGATTTTCCCATCCTCGATTTCCTGGATGGTGTCCTCGATGTCCTGCAGTGCTGCGGTGTTGATGCTGAGCGCTCGCTCGAGGTCCGGGTGGTCGATGAGCTGGCGGGCCTCGTCGGTCGAGATGATTCCCGCCTGTGCCCACTCGGTCACTGACTGCTCACGGCCTGCCGGAGTCTGGCTGAGCGTCGAGGCGGCCTGCATCGTGACGCGGAGGTCCGTCATGTCGACGTCAGCCCACTCGATTTTGCGAGAGCCGAACTTCGTCTTCTTCATGACGACCGGGGCGGAGTCGCCGAGGTCCTTGCAGCAGTCGAGGAGAAGCCAGAGGCAATCGAGCCAGAACTGCTCGAACGCCTTCTCCTGCAGCGCGAATCGCTGCGTGGTCTGGTCGCGGTACTCGCGAAGGGCGACGCCGGAGTCGATGCCAGCGGGCTTCGTTGACTGCGCGGCCATGCGCGAGACGCCGGACTCCTCGAAGGCGGCGCTCTTGAGGTCCTGGCGGCTCTGGTAGGTCTCGCCACTGACGAGCGGCGGGCTGACCGTCTGAGGGATGCCGGCCTTGTAGACGGCGATGTTGCCGATGCGGTTCGACGTCTTCACCGCCAGATTCGCATCGGCGATTTGCACGTAGGTCGTCGGGCTGGCCGCACGGTCGAGGGTCTTCTCGATTTGCAGGTTGCGACGGTTGAGGGCGCGCTGGATGCCAGCGATGCGCTCGGCGAGGGAGATGCCGTACCAGCCGCGGACCGGGTCGACCCAGACGAGCTTGGCGAACGGAAAAAACTTCTTGTGGTACGGCTCGTCGATGAGGTCGCATCCGTCGATGGTGATGGCGTGGCGACCGGGCACGTAGCCCTTCTTGCCCTTGGTCCCGATGGGCAGGTGCCACGACTCGATGACGACGACCTCGTTGTCCTTGACCGGTCGGTAGCCAGCCCAGAGACGCCAGTTGCGCCCCGGGATGGTCGTCATCTGCGCTTTCTCGATTTCCTCGGCGTACTCGGGGAACTGCGCCTTGAGGTCATCGCGGTCGAGGAGCGTGCGGTAGTGAAGCTGCCGGGGCTTGCCGTTGCGGGCCTCGAGCTCGTCCACCACGACGTCATCCACGACGACGCGGTCGACTCGAATCTCGCCGAACTGGTCGACGTAGATTTTGACGAGCCCAGTCCCCTTGATGGCGGAGTCCTTGAACGCCTTCCGGCCCCGGTCGCCGAGTTCGAACATCGACGACAGACCGTCGCAGTACCATTCGAGGTGCTTGGCCTGCCGTTGCTGAGCCCAGTCGGCATCGGTCGTCATGAACCGAGCGCGGACGTCGGTGGCGGCAACGGTTGCGGTGACGGTGTCGATGTTGGAGGCAACGACGTTCTCGGTGACGATGCCGAGGATTTCCGTCGAGGTCTTGTCGTTCCAGACGTTCGTGCGGGGGTTCGTGTCGTAGAGCGACTCGAGCTTGATGAACTTGTCGAAGAGCGGCGCCTGGAGCCGGTCGACGGCGGTGACGTACTCGAGCGTGTCCTTGTGGACCTCGCCCTCGTCGGCCGTCCACCAGTTGCGCCGGTTCTGCTCGCGGCTCCGATCGGCGTGGCCCGTCGGCAGGCCAGTCACGAGGGCTCCTCGTCGCTCGTGAGCCCCGACAGGTCAAAGCCGGGGATGACGCCACCTGCGTAGGTCGTCTCGTCGTGGAGAGGGTTGCTGCTCTCCTTGGGCTGAGGCGCGGGCGTCATGTCGACCCCTTTCCCGTCCTGGGTGGGTTCGCGTTCGGCCAGCCCGACAACGACCCCATCAGGTGTCAGCGATAGCGACCGGATGCCAGCCTTGATGAGTCGCGGCGCACGCTCTTCGAGCAATGTCAACCACTGGTCAGGACTGAGCTTCCGGATTGGCATCGTGTCTATTTTGACACGTGTCAAATCGGACACGTGTCTCTATTGACACGTTTCATGTCTTGGGGTATTTGTCAAGACGATGGAAGGGCAGACCGAGACGCAGGCGACCGCTCCAACCGCAGGTCAGCCGCGTCCGTCCCGCGACCAAGTGCTGGCGGAAATGCCGTTTGGCAACGGTCCCGCCGAGTCGAATCCCAGTTCCAAGGCTGCCGAAAGTCCACCCGCGGCAGCTGAGGACGTCGACGAGAAGGCTGTCGGGAAGACCGATCCGGAGACGGACAAGCGGCTATCGGCGGTTCAGAAGGCCGAGAAGCACAGCCGCGAGAAGCTGGCCCGTGAGCGTGCCGAGATGAAAGCGGAGATGCAGCTGGAGTTCGACCGCCAGCGCGCCGCAATCGCCCCGCACATGGAGTCGCTCAAGGCGTACGAGGCCGCGAAGGCCCGCGCTGCGACCGACCCGGTGGCGATGCTCAAGGCGCTCGATGTCCCCGCCGACCAGTGGGACTACATCGCGCAGCAGATTTACAACAACTCCAAGGCCGCCGAGTCGGACCCCAAGCGCAAGGAGTTCGCGGCGCAGGCCAAGGAGAAGCGCGAGTACGAGTCGCGGATGGAAGCGATGCAGAAGCGCATCGACGCGATGGAGAACGAGAAGAAGCAGCAGCTCCAGGCTGCCGAGCAGCAGAAGCTCGAGGACCAGTACTTTGGCGAGTTGAGCAAGGCGGTCACGGACGACTCGCCGCTCACCAAGAAGCTGCTCGACAAGAATCCGACGAAGGCCCGCACAGCACTACTCAAGACGGCCGAGCGCCTCTTCGAGCAGACCGGCGAGTTGCCCGATGCCGAGGACGTTCTCGCAGCGTACGAGAAGGCTCGTGCCGAGGAACTTGCCGAGCTCGGGCTCGATATCCCGGTCGCCAAGAAGGCCGCTCCGGCACCCGCTGTCGACGAGAAGCGCGCACCGAGCAAGACGCTCGACACTGCGCCGACTGGTGCGAAGCCGGCGCCCGCGAAGGGCAAGCCGACGCGCGATGAACTCCTGCGCGACATGCCGTGGAATCACGGCTCCTAGTTTCCGAAGTCCATACCTGCACTGCCGACGAGTTTGACCGGCGCCAACTGAACGAACCGAAGCACCGCATTAGGCGGCGCGGAGGACTGTTATGGCTGCTCCTGCGTCAACTCTCACGTCTGTTGCATACATCTACAAGACCACGTACGCGTCCGGCATCGGCGAAGTCGCCAAGCGTCGGCATCCGCTGCTCTCGATGATGACCACCACGGGTGGCTTCACGGGCAACAACTTCACCTACCCGATGCGCTACGGCAACCCGGCCAGCGTCTCGGGCAGCTTCTCCAACGCGCAGACCTACGTCTCGGCCTCGAAGGGCCTCCAGTTCGTGGCGCTGCGCAAGAAGAAGTACGGCGACATCACGCTCGACGGCGAGTCGCTGATGGCGTGCGACTCGAAGGGCTCGTTCCTCGACCTCGTCACGCTCGAGACGGACGCGGTCATTACCGAGCACATCGACCGCCTCGCGTTCGACCTCTACCGCGATGGCTCCGGTCAGCGCGGTCGTCGTGCGTCGGTGTCGAGCCAGACCATCACGCTCAGCGACCCGGACACGGCGCGCAACTTCAAGATCAACATGCAGATCATCGCCTCGACCAACGCGGACGGTTCCTCGCCCCGCGCTGGCTCGGCGAAGGTCACTGCGGTCTCGCTCGCGTCGGGCACTGTGACGGTCGATGCCGTCGCGAACATCACGTCGTTCGCGGACAACGACTACCTCTTCGCGATCGGCGACCCGTCGACCTGCGTCGAGGGTCTCGAGTCGCTCACCCCGCTCACCGCACCGTCGCCGTCGGAGTCGTTCCGCTCGGTGGACCGCTCGGTGTTCCCGGAGCTGCTCGCCGGTTCGCGCATCAACGACACCACCACGACCATCGAGGAGAACGCCGGTCTCGGCGCCGTCTACGTCGATGCGGCTGGCGGCAAGTGCGACTCCTTCATGCTCAACCCGATTCGCTTCTACCAGGTGGCTCGCCGCCTGGGCGCGAAGGTCGAGTACGAAGGTGCTGGCGGTCAGGCCGACTACGGCTTCGAGCGCATCCTCATCCACACGGCTGCCGGCACGCTGAAGTGCTACGCGGACCCGGACTGCCCGACCAACCGCGGCCGCGGCTTCCTGTCCTCGTCGCACTACTACCGGACGCTCGGCGAGCAGGTCCACATCATCATGGACGACGGCCAGCCGAACCTCCGCCAGACGGACCAGGACGGCATCGAGGCGCGCACGCGGTCGATGGGCAACTACATCCAGACGGATACTAGGAACCATTTCGTCATCGCTATTTAGATAAGCACCGTCAGAGGTGCATGTTTGAATGTAGCGATGGAATACCAACTCAACGACAGCAAACTCCCGATTCGATTCTGGAACAAGGTGAAGCACAACACGCATACCGGTTGCTGGGAATGGCAGGGCGAAGCGCCGCATGGCTATGGCCGTGTGTCGTCTCGCGGCAAGAGCGTTCTCGCGCACCGGTTCGCATACCAGGCTATTGTGGGTGAAATCCCGCAAGGGCTTGTGCTTGACCATGTGTGCCGGGTTCGGTCGTGCGTTAACCCCGGCCATCTCGAAGCAGTGACGCCCGGCGAGAACTCTCGTCGGTCTCCGCTGGTCCGCAAGATGGTCGAGGAGTCTGCCGCTGAAAGGCGCTCGCGGACGCACTGTCCGAAGGGTCACGAGTATTCCGGCACGAATCTGATCGTCAACAAGAACAATCAGCGCATCTGTCGCGAGTGTCGGCGTCAGGCGAACCGGGACCACTACCTGCGCAATGCAGAGAGCATGCGCTCGAAGTCCAGGGCTTACCACGCAGAGCACCGCGCAGAGCGGAATGAGAAATCACGCATGTACTACCACGCACACAAAACGGCCGAGGAGGCCGTGAAGGATTCAAATGGCTAACTACGACGTAGTTCAAAACGCGGCCGTCATTCGCAACGACTCGCTTCCGGCGACGGGTGCAGAGGGTACGATCGGCCAGCTCCGCGCGAGCACCTACGGTGAGCTCGTCACCACGAGTCTCTACGGCTCGCGGATGAAGGTCCTCGCCGACGAGGGCTCGTTCTTCACGGCAGTCAACCCGACCGCTGGTACCGGCATCATCGACACGGCGGCCCTCACGGGCTTCGTGACCACGACCCCGACGATGGTCGTGGTCAACAGCAACTCGACGGGCGGCAAGTCGCTGTACCTCGAGTCGCTGCGCCTCAACGTGACGGCGGCCGGCACATCGGGAACCAACTGGTCCTGGGCGATGTACGTCGACACGGGCAACCGCTACTCGAGCGGCGGATCGCAGATCACCCCGAACAACATCAACATGCTCGCGTCGAACTCGACCGGCGCGCTGGTGTACTTCGGTGCAATCACCGCGACCGCGGCGAACAGCCAGCGGAAGATTGCGGCCTCTCCGGGTCGCACGGTCATCAAGGTCGTCGGCGACGAGTACCGGTGGACGTTCGGCGATTCCTCGCCGGCCCCCGTCGGTATGCCGATGGAAGGCACGCTGCAGATTCAGCGCCACTTCCATGCGCCTCCGGTCGTGATCCCGCCCGGCTGCTCGTTCTGCTTCTACGAGTGGGGCGCGTCGCAGGGCACCGCTGCCGGCTTCGAGTTCCAACTCAACTACTTCGAGCGCTGAGGAGGGACCATGTCTCTGGAAGAGTATCCACTTCGGTCATCGGTCCCCGAGACCTACGACCACTTCGTCAAGTTCGTGGGCGGTTCAAGTACTGTCACCGCCGTCGAGGCGCGTGGCGTCACTGTCACCTACGTCTCGACGGGCGTGGTTGACCTGGTCTGGAAGGAGAACCCGGGCGCCTATCTTGGCCCCGTTGGTCACAACTTCGAGGCCACCACGCAGAGCGCGCTCAAGGGCTACACCGTGGTCCCGGGCGTGTTCAACACGACCACCTTCA